TTACATTTTGATTCCAATAACGGTTAGTTTCTGGTGAATTGACATATCTAGTTATGATAAAACCAAAATCCATTTTATATTATACTTATATTTTCCTAAAAAATTGAAGTTAAAAAAGTGTTAAATGTAGACAAAACTAAACAAACCGAGAGAAGCGAAACATTTTATGCAAAATATTCATGTTGTAACTACGCGTTTTAACAAAGATACATGGAATGAAAATTTTGAATATCGAAAAAGAATCCGTGAATTTGAAATGAAAGAGAAAAATGACGATGGAACTGTTGATGATGCGGATACAGTCAAATTGACTCGTTGTATTTATGGCGCACCTCAAAAACTTACTGAAAAAATTGGAAATAATGAACTGGTATTTGTTGTAGAAATGAATAATACGATTAATAAAGTGGAAGGAGTTGGTCTTATTCGTAACCAAGTGTTGAATAAAACAGATAATGCGTTTTATTACCGTGTTTATAAGAATGGAAACTACAACAGATATATTTATAAGAGTGCGTATCACTTGGATCGTAGAACATTAGAGACCTTGTGTGAGAGACTTGTGGTCATTTTGGATTTTATATGTTTTAAAGGTAAAACCCATTTAAAGAGGGGAAGTGGATTCACACGTATTCCGGATAAGTTGTATGAACATAAGATTTGCGAAGGGTTTCATATGAAGTCTATGTTAAGAGAAGTATTCAAAACATATTATACAACTCAGCGTAAATAGTTCCCTGCTTGACTTTTATTCAGCATTATCCACCGAAAACCCAAGAAAATTATAACAGTTTTTCATCAAGAAATCTTATCATGGGAAAAGGTAAGGAATTAGAATTCCCCGAAGGGCGGGAGGGGGCAAGGGGGAACCGGGGGTTCCCCCTACTTTTATTCTAGTTATTATTTATGTGGAATACTGGTTGGTCTATAAATCAAGATAGTGAAAACAGTGAAAACATTTTCAATGTTTTAGACAATGTATTGTTTGACAATATATTGTTTTTTTCTTCTATGATTTTTATTACGAATATCATAGTTACATATTACAATAAATATTATGTGTATTGCTGTTTTTTTATAATGCTTTTGATTACTTCTCTCGTTCTCCATTTCAATAAACCCAGTTTATTTCTAAATTTAATTGATAAGGTGAGTATTATTTGTGTTTCCATTTATGGTGCTTATTTGTTACTGAAAAAAACCATAAAAATGATTGAAGAAAAAAATAATTATGTTGTTCTTGTTTTATTGGTCGGTTTATCCTTGTTAACATTTTTATTTGATAACTATGTTTATTTTTATGGATATTGGATTGGCGACTATTGTTTTCATGAGAATAAAACTATCGCAAATGCGTATCATTTTTTGATGCACATATTATCTTCAATGATTCATAATTTTATTGTTTTGATATGAGACAAACACAGTTCATTTATGTTTTCTCGTTCGTCTAGTATTGGGTTCTTTCGGTTGTTTGGAAGTCTTGTTTTTGATGATACGACGTTTACAATATCCACAAAAACCTGGTTTTTTTCTTGAAACAAAAAGGCATGATTTACTTGCGCCTTTACAACGCGATGATGCACGTCCTTTACATATTACGGGTGTTCTTGGTGCCATTTTATACTATAACTCAATATTAGAAATTTTCGTAAACCTTGTTCCATAGTGTTTTTTGACATTTATTTGTTATTGTACTGAAAACCATCGTCATAATTTTACTATAATTATCATATAATACATCATCTTGTTTTAACTTGTCCTCATTTTGTTCTCTCCAAATAATCAATTCTCTACTTATACGTTGTAAGATGGTTTTCAAAAGTATATCAATATTATTTTGAGTAAGTTTCGTCCAATATTTGCGTTGTTTTTCGTCTTCGTTATAAACATAATACATATTGTATGTGTCTGGCACGGAGACCCATGGTTTCTTTAAATCCCTTTTTAATATATTTTCAATGACTTTAGGGAGGTTCGTCGGGTCAATGAATAAGAGTTGGATATGTTCTTGATTGACTTGGATTTGTTGTAGCCATTCCTTATATGTCATTTCTGGTGTTTCTTGACGTTTCAACCATTCTGACATATTCAATGGTTTATGGTTTCTTTTGTTTGGTGTGTTTTTTTGTTTTTGTTGTTGTTGTGTTTGGAGCATATTTTCCAACATAACAACTCGTTCCGTTAAGTTCAAAATGAGTTGAAACATTTCTTCTTGGGTTGTTGGTGGTTCTATCAACTTTTGTCTCGTTTTTTTTAGTCGAATCACTGGTTCATCGTCGTCCATTGGTCGGGTTATTGGTTGGTTTCATTCTTATCTTTTTGAGAGAAAAGTTCAATTTTATTAGAAATTGAATGGGAGAACTAAATATTGAGATGATGAGATAAGACTCAATAACACTTTTATTATTCGCTATATATAAATAGATTTGGCATGCAGACCGTTCAACAAAAATTAAACTTTTTTTATGGGCCAAATCTTTCATGTAAAGGTTGTGGGTTTCAGTTGAATTCTACCGATCCTGCGTATCAATATCAAACACAAAAAATAATTCAAAATACGGTTCGTGTTCCTTCTTCTCTCTATACGATTAATTTAGGGGGTCTTTCTGTGTATGAAAAACCTGAACTTAGAACTGGTGTGAATTGGAATCAAATGAGTGACCGGGCAGTGCCATCCAAACAACCAACGGGTTCTTGTGGATCATCAGGGAGTTCTTATCATTCAAGTAGTACGCGCCGATCGGCAACACGAATGCGTCCTGGTGCTGCGAGTGGTGGTGGAGTTGGTGTGGATATTAAACATAACTCGTATGACCGTTATTTAGCGAGAATCAAGGGGAAGGGACCTTTGCGTCGTGGTGTCATTCCTCCCAATTTTGGAAGTCCTGTGGTATTCAACCCTGCGTTCCCTATTTATGGTGGAAAAACAATGAAAACTGCGATCGTTAATGGTTGTAACTGTGCGAATGGTGGTGTTCATGGATTTTCTCCAGAACAGTTGTTATATGTGAAACAACATTTTAACCCTCTTATGTTTTCGGGGAATTATATTTTCAAGGTGGGTGATGCGGTTTATACACAACAAACATTGGGTGTTGGACCCGTTGTAAAAGGAACCGTTATTTCTGTAAACTCGGATAAGACTCTTTATACCATTCAGTTTTCGGATGGTTCTAAGGCAACTTATCCTGGGAGTGTTTTACTTCCCTATTTTCCATGTAACTGTGAGGGATATAGTGTTACAGACTTTACAACTGGAAATTCTGATTTATTTACAGCAAATAACCTGAATGTTTTGTTGAACGGAAAGGCTGCCGAATATTGTTCTGTTTTGAATGCGTTTACGGGTCCCGACTATTTGAATGTCTTTTTGGGTCTGGTTAAAAATGTGTTATAAATCCACTTTTAAATCCACTTTTAAAAAAAGTGGAGCAAAAACCACTTTTAAATCCACTTTTAAAAAAAGTGGAGCAAAAACCACTTTTAAATCCACTTTTAAAAAAAGTGGAGCAAAATCCACTTTTAAAAAAGTTATGGTGTTTATTTTTTAATTGTCATAAATTTTTATTAGTGTGTTATTTGATACTGTTTCAGTTTATATATACGTTGTATTTCTTCACTTTCACAAATATCATTAATATTTTCATTATTTTCTATAAAGTTTGAATACAAAATGTCTATAGAGTTGTTCAATGTTTCAAGTGAATAGTGAATTACATTAAAGTCATCAATGTCTCCATCATAAGGTTCATAAATAGATTCACCAATTTTAATTATTCCAAGAATCAATGTGTTTACAAAAAAAACTAGAATTGAACCCATAACAAATGTAACTAATGATGAATTACTGTCTTGTGTTATAAGAAGTCCAAAATATATAGAAATAAAAAATAAATATAATGTTGTAATTTTGTAAATCAAATTTTTATAAACAAATGGAATGCTTTTCGTCATAGTTTCTATTAAGTTCAAAACATCATTGAAAATCTTCATAATTTTTATTTTTTCATACTCGTTGAATTTATTATCTTTATATTCTGGAAAATTCAGTAAAATATTATTCATTAACTTAGTAACACAAACAACCGCACTCATATCTTTTATATTATTCAATTCTGTTGTGGATATTAGTTGATAACTGTCATTAATTTTACTTAAGTAGTTCTCAAAATTATAAAGACTTTTACAAGATTTAGTATATAACATCATAGACGCTAAATTCAATTTACAACACATATTAGTTATTTTTTTTATTTCAGCGCAGTTCTTATTATCAATATAAGTAGTTGTTAATATTAAAACATCAAAAATAGAATTATTTATTTTAAATATTTCAGATATATATCGATCGTAGCGTTTATAACAATCTGATATAAAAAATACTAAAATAAAACTTACAAAACCGTTAACATTAGATAAAGTTACGAGACTTGTACTTACACTAGGTACATAACCTTTGTATTTTATATTGAAAACATATAAAATGATTAATAAATTGTAAATAATGTTATTTAACCAAAAAATACAATCATTAAATAATTCTTTAAAAATTGTATTGTTAAATATAAATAAGTTAATAAATCCATTATTTGATTTGTTGTATTTTTTTGTAAATTTTTTATTGTCGGTCTCGCGTTTAAAAATTTCATTAAATTCAGAGTCTAATGATTTTTTTTCATCATGAACATTTTCTAAGTCAGTAGTAGCGGGTAACCCAGTACTGCTAACTTTCTCTGCGTCCACTCCTTTTTGGAATGTAGGTGGATTTAACAGGTCGGTAGAATTTACCATATATAATATATTATGTTATATTATATATTAAAGGAATGCAAAAAATGTCTATGGTCATTCAAAACTCGAATATTCCTCGGATTCCGATCCGAGGAACATATAACACTCAAGTGAATCAAGGTTTTCGTCCCCAAATGACAATTGGATTAGGTGCTCCCATGATTCAACGAATCGCTGGAGCGAAATCGGGTTGTGGGGCGTGTGGTAAATAGTTAGCAGGGAACCTAGGACTGCTACGCTGCCCCTGCGACCCCTCCTGCTAACCTAGTATTTAGATATTTTTTAAGTCTCACTCGAAAATACGTAATGATATTTAATCATTCATTCTAAAACTAATTACGACGTATTGAAATCCCATTTTTTTGGGATACCTGAGGACATAGCGGTAAATAGTTACAGCAATTTTATATTATACTATTGTTTTATAGTATAATATGCCAGTGAGTTTCGCCCCCACCATGCGCGCTACAAATTTGAGCACAATGAATTTGTATGTCCCTGTTACCAACGTGCGGTTAAATAACTGTAATAATACGTTATGTTATACGTATAACCATAACTATATTTATCAACCACACACGGCGTATGGAAGAGTGGGGACAAGTGCGGCGGGATATTTGGCATCACGTAAACGACTCTAAAAATGTGTGAGAATACCGATTGACATTCCTAAGAACAAAATAAACGCAAAAGTATCCAAGTAGAAATTGTTTTTTTGAATGATTTTGGCAGGTGAACGCGACTGAATTTTTTCATAAATGAATAGTTTCCAAAAATAATAAATGAACACGCCTATCAAGGAGGCGTAAATAAAATTCATGGAAACTTGGTTGTGCGCGTTCTTTATATACTTTGTGAAAACAAATAATTGTTTATGAAATATACTTAAAGGGTGACACATAGTAGAAGTAACTGGAAAATGGATGAGGTAACGAATGATGCGATGGATAATGAGGAGGTCAATGTTGAACAACCCATTGATAGACCGCATTATCCACCGGGAACCCAGGAAAATTATAACAGTTTTTCATCAAGAAATCTTATCATTGGAAAAGGTAAGGGATTAGAATTCCCCGAAGGGTGGGGAGGTTGCCAGGGGTCGGCTACGCAGTCCCCGGTTCCCCCTATTGATAGAGTAGAACAAATGAGGGCAGTTCAACAACAAGCACTCGAATTATTCAAGAAAAAAAATGCGGATTATGGTGACGCTTTTGCTACTTATGGTGTGGTTGGTGTTATTGTGCGTATTGGTGATAAAATACAGCGTCTTTCTTCTGTAACAAGAAATGGGGTGACTTTGGTAAATGATGAAAACCTCAAGGATACACTAATTGATTTACATAACTATAGTGCTATGGCACTTATGCTTGCAGATCCACTTTTGGAAAAAGTGGAGCAAAACCTTCCTTCTAGTGTTACCTATTAACTCGAAGTGAAAAGTGGGAACGGATTTTGCTCCACTTTTTTTAAAAGTGGATTTTTAACTATAATTTATTTTTCAGGAGGGGTCGTAGGGGAACCTGGGTTC